GAAGTGATGGAGCCATCGGTGTTGCTGACGGTGCTGCTCCCCGCGTCCCAGCACCAAGCAACTGCGGTTTGACCAGATGTAACGGCGTTGGCGCCACCCCCAGTGAAACCATTGGAATCAAACGAGTCAACAACACCATCTTCTGTTGCCTCAGCGTTGGTCAAATTGGTCTTAAGTACCTTATCCACGCCTCTAACAATGTCGGCAAGCCGATGCGATGCAATCTCACTTCTGGGTTTTTGCCAAATGAAATCGGGGCTGAAATCTAACCCAGTGATGCTGCGAGACGAACCAGTTCCTGTGTATAGCAACACATCCATGTAGTCGCTGCCGTCTTCAACCGTGGGGGCGGGCAGGTTCGCCGTGCATAAAGCCTTGTAGCCGCTGGGGGCGCTATAGGCGAAGGGACGTTGGCCGAAGTTGCAAGTTAGAGAGATCGAAGGCGTGCTATTTGAATCGCCGACAATCGGCAAATAAGGGCCATTTGTCAGTCCAGTATAAGCATTTGATGCAATGACAGAGCCGTTTTGGTAAAAGCTGAGATTGCCGTTATCAGCATCAAAAGCTATGCCAATGATGTCGCCAGAGCTAAATGTGCCACTCAAAGCTGTGGCGGAGCCGCTATTTATTTTGTAAAACGGTGTCTGACACTGAACTACCCATGCTTCAGATTGTTGACCTGGGTAATCCGCAAGAGCTACGCCTGACTTTGCTATTCCGATGCCTACGGTATTTGCATTATTGCAAGTGACCTCAAAGTACCACTTGCCTGATGACATTCCAAATGTCCCAAGGATTGAACCGTCACTTGACGATCCACTCGTAACATCTAAATTCCCGTTGGTAGGTGCGTTGATGTCTCCGCCATAGGCAAGCGGATTTAGCGTGCAATAGTTCCCCCTGACCTCACCACCAGCACCCGAGTCCGTCTCGGTGCCATTTGTGGGAACGTCTATGAGGCTGTCGTTTCCAGCACCAGAAGCCACACTGATGTTATTAACGGTCCAATCATTGCCGTTGGAGCTAGTGTCGTCGCCCAGTGCGGCGGCAGAGCTGTTATCCGAGAACGGCAAATGAAAGCCGTTGGTGCCGTAGCTGCCGGTGTATTCAATCGGGTTCCAGATGCCGGTATCTTCGTCGAACTCACCAAAGCTGGTGGGGTCTAATGCTTGCCCGTCGATGAAGTGAACGTCGGCTAGGTAGCCGTTGAAGTAACGTCCAGTAGTGTACGTATATCTGCCAATGTAATGAGCGATATTGCTGTTAATACTGTAATCGGTATTTTGCAAAGGATACGTAGACGTAGAGAACGAAGTAATCTGAACTCCGTTGACGTAAATCTTTATCCGGTTTGATGCGGTGGCTTGTGTTGTGTCGAATGCAACTACAAAGTGATACCAAGCGGAAAGATCCCTAAAAACTGCAGTTGTTATGAGTTCATATGGGACACCCGGTGGTGAATCAAGAACGCTCGCCACGCTGAAAACATCAGTATCATAAAAGCGAATGGGGGCCTCTCTTGTGTTGCCGCCATTAGCGTCAAATAGATATTGAAATGAACCAAGCGCACTCCGCTTCACCCACCCTGCCCAGGTCCACGTCTTGCGGTTGCCAGCAGTTGACGGGGTGCGGTTAAGGTACGCCGAATCGGCTGAGTTCAGGCGGATGCTCCTGCTAATGGCGTAGCCCGTTGGCGCCGCTGCAGCACTCTGAAGAAGCAGCAGATTCGCGTTACCAGGAATTGCCATTGATCAGGAGATGTTGGTGATCAGAGTAGCTGCAATGTCAGTGCTGGTACGAACCGTGTAAACCAACACGTCGATGGCGTTTGCTGCTGTACTAAGCGTAGGTGCAGTTCCAGCCGAGAACGACCAGGCGGTGTCATAAGCCAGCGTCCTAGAGCCAGTTGCATCCTGTGAAATAAAGATCGCGCCACTCGCACCAGCCGTCAAATTCGTCGGGTTAGCCAACGTCCGGTTGCCGCCCAAGGTGACGCTGAAGTTGTTAGCCAAACTGAAATTGGCCGTAATAGTCGCGCCATCCGTCAGCACCGAAATTGCACCACGCTGCTGTGCCGTAAAGGTCTGAACCGCAGACAAACCAGCCAGAGTGGTCGTGGCATCCGGGAAGGTAACTGTGCGGTCAGCTGTTGGCTCACATGCCAAAGTCAGCTCATAATCATCAGCCGTCGTACCTTCCAGAACGATCGAGCCGTTAAATGTGGCCGTACCAGCAACAGTCAGCGCGCCATCCAGTGTCGTGGCGCCAGTGACATCCAGCGTGCCCGGAATATCAACATTGCTGGTCCACTCAACGCCAGTTCCAGCTGCATCGGTCTGAAGCAGTTGACGGGCTGCACCATCGGCAAGTTTGCTGACGGCGATTTCGGCGGTGGCGCTGATGTCTCCGTTGACAATCGTGCCATCGGCAATCATTGCGCTGGTCACCGTGCCACTGTCACCAGTTGTGATGACGGTGCCGCTTACATCTGGGAAGGTGATGGTGCGATCCGCCGTGGGATCAACAACGTCCAGATAGGTCTCGTAGTCGTTACTTGAAGTGCCCTCAAAGGCAAAGCTTCCGCTGGTGCCAATCAGCAGTTCGCCGGTAATCGTGCCGCCGCTTGCACCAAGCTTTTCGCTATCGACTTCCTCAATCGCGGTCTGAACGTTGGTGGCCGAGATGTTGCCAGCAGGCGAGAAGCTGACGTTGCTTGCGACCTGTGCAGTAACGGTCTGCGAAACGTCGATCTCAGTCCAAGCCGAACCGTTCGACAAAATGATGTCCGGCGGGTTCAGTGCAACGTTTGGTGCGTTGCCGCTAGTGATCGTGCCAGGCTCCGACACCACCAAGTAATACCGGCTGGTTGCTTCGGCAGCAGAGGGCAGCGGGTCACCAACAACAAGGCCAACAGCAGTACCTTCAGCCGTCACCGAAGCAACAAGACCAGTGCCGCCGCCGCTTGATGCGTCAAACGTTCCAGCAAAAACAATCTCACCAATTGAAATACCGATTGGCTGGAAAACGTTGCCGTCCCAGAGGAACAGGTCGCGGCTTAGCGGGTTAAAGAAGAACTGACCGATGTGGTCAGCAGTTGGCTGGGTTTCGCCAATCTTGGAGACGGAATAGTTGGCAAGTTTGGATCCACCGATTGCATTGCCCGCAACACGAGCCATGTCCAACGTGCCGCTAGTCAGCAGGGCAGCGCTGTGGTTCGGGAGGTCGGAGCCGGTAAGGTTTGTACCAGAGCTGACGTGACCTTCCGCGTCAATCGTGACTTTGGTGTAGGTGCCAGCGGTTGCGGTGTTGGTGTGGTTGAGGTTGCCGGAGCCATCAACGTTCAGACCAGTGCCGGGGATGACTGCACCTTTGGCAACGCTGGTGGCAGCAGGCAGGTCGCTGCTAATAATGGTGCGGCCATTGGTAACGAGACCTTTGGCGTTGTAAGTGACCAGTCCGTAGGTGACGTTGGCAGATAGGTCGTTGTCAATCTCCAGGACAGCCCCGTCCATGCGGAGACCTTCGCCGTTGATTGCAACACCACCGCGAGCACTCGTCGTAGGAGCAGGCAGGTCTGCACCAGTGATAGTCCGATAAGCAACGGCACCAGCAGAAGCAGCGGGACCAGCAAGGAATTGAGCAGCAGCTGTGGTGTTATCCAGCGTTGCGCTGATCGTTACTGCGCTGCCGCTTGTGCTGACAACAATGTTGATCGGGCCAGCCGTGCTGCCGATGACGGAGTTGATGGAGCCGCCAGCACCAAAGCCAACCCAGGAACTGCCATCCCACACATACGCCAGGTAGCCGTCGTCAGTATCAATAGCGATCTGACCAATGAACGCACCAGAAGCAGGCAGCGTGGTGACGAGATCGACGCTGGATTCGTCGGCCAGCTTTGCTGCTGTGATTGCGTCGTTCTGGACCTTTGCGGTGGTAACAGCGTTAGTCGCCAGCGCAGCATTGCTGACAGAACCAGAGCCAAACAGGATCTTGGCGCTAGGGATCGTGGCATCGGCAATCAAGGTGGTGGCGTTGCCCACCAGATCGGTGACGGTGATTTTCTTGGTCTCGCTCGCAGAGACATCAACAATTGGCAGCAGGTCGCCGCTGGCTAAATTCGCCCCCGCAAGAGTTGGAAGTTCGCTAATCCGAAGGTCAGCCATACCGCCTAAGCCGACAGAGCACTGTTACCAACCAGCTTAGCCGCCTCAAGCAATGTCTTCTTGCAACAAAGATGCGCCCGAGTTTTGCTCCAAGCGAATATCGCCCAGATCCTCCTGTACAACTTTGTCGGATGGAATGGTCTTGGCCAACAAGCGAATTGGGCCGGTGGTCACAAAGTCTGCGCTGATTTCAACCGCGTTGTCGGGAGAAAAGTTAACGCCAGCCTGAGTGATCACGCCTTCGATTTCATACCAAAGCTCGTCGTCGATAGTCGTGCGGCTACCGATTTCATTGCCGACCTTTAGATAAAACTTTGCGCCAAATTTTGAGCCGACTTCCGTGCGGATTGCAAGTTGCAGTAAATAGTTGGCTGACTCAGCGGTCAAGCTCTTTTCATAGGTCGGCAGGTATTCCCAGTAAGCCCGGAAATTGCCGCTGCCGCTAATCAGGCTGGAATACTGCGACCGGAACTCGTCACCAAGAACTGTGGTGTCAACAGCCTCACGGGTGGTGTTCAGCTCGAAGTAGTTGCACTGAGCCAAGATGCGCGGAATGTTGTTGACAATGCGGACGGCAATTGGAATGTCGCGGGCGATGGAGGTCAGCAGAATTGCTTGACTTTGTAAACCCTCAACAGCCTTGTCAAACGTGTCGTAAAGCCGGATGCCGCCAAGCTCATCAATATGGACGTACCAGTGGCCTGCGTCCTGAACAGTGCCAAGAAGCCAGCCAGTTGCGTCTACAAAATCAAGATCCGTTCCATCCGTAGTGCGAATTTCCAGCTGATCACCACTGTGTAAAAAGCCAGAATCAAAATCAAAACTAAAGCGGCGGCGACTCACATTTACGTCACCTGGATTAACCACTGAGGTTTTCTCGGCAAGCTCTGAGCTACGCCGTAATTCGACCAAGCCGTTGCTGCCGAGATAAACGCTCATTACAAAGTCGCAGTGGTCAGAGCACCAGTGCCCTGGAAGCTGATTTGAGCTGAGACGACTTCACCAACTGAAGCGCCAATGCTGACACTGGTGATGTATGCCGTCAGGGTCACATCGTTATCGCCTAGGTCACCAGCAAGGCGGAGCGTCAAACTCACAGTGTCACTCGTAGTAACACCGCCAGTTCTGACAAGCTTCCTCAACAAGGTGCTTGCGTCGTTGGTGTTATCTGCGTCGATGTAGTACAGCAGAGCCGCAGTACCACTAAAACCTTGGACGCCAGGGACATAGCTGCGCTGCAGGTCACCAAGCGTTGTTGCCTCAAGCGTTTCCAAGTCAGCCTGAAGCGTCCAGTTGGTCACTTTGACCAAGGTGTCGGAGCCCAGAAGCAGGCGTCCGTCGCGTCCGGTAAAAATCTGGGCCATGACGTTAGTTTAGAGAACACCGACAAGCTTTACCCGTACGCTGCTAACGCCAGGGCGAACAGATGTAACCTGCGGCGCTTCGGCATAACGCCACGCATTTGATCCGGGCACATCCAACGCACTGTCGGTGCCGTTCCAGCCGCTACGCACTTGCGATGGAACAGTGAACGTTTGATAGGTGCCTTGCGTCTCGTCGAAATGCGTCAGAAACAAACCGGCGTTGGTATCCGTGATGTTGTCGTAATTCAGTTCCAGTGACATGTTGGTGCGCTGGCTGCCGTACAGAATCCGCGTCTCAGCGCCGGATTGCGCCCTGAACGTCTTGATCGGGTAATCGCCGGGGTTGAAGTTGCGCCCGGAGGGTTTCAACGAAGGAAAGGCCATTAGGAATCAACCAAGAAACGGGCGGCGTTGGTAACGTCCTGCGCGATCAAGCTGCTGAACTGTTCGTCACATGGGAATTCTGATGCAGTAATCAGCACCACGCCTTCACCATCCAGCGTGAGTTGCTCGATCTGGTACACGCTTTGAGATGCCGTTGCTTCCAGCACAGTGAAGACACTGCCGCGTAAAGCCGCTTCCTGCACCAGCCCGCCACTGACGGTCATCGTGGCTTCCTCTACGTCCTCTGAACCGCTCTTGTAGTACAGAACGGGATACTGCCCATCGGTGAAAGTGGTGGCGCTGGTAATTACGCCAGTGGCGCTGATGCTGCCGTTTTGAGCGGAGCTGTAGGGATTGGACTCAGTGACAACGCGGATGAAATCGCCGGGTGCTAGGTCAATGCCATAAGGCGATGTTTTGAACTGAATTGTGTGCGTAACCCTGCGGCGGACAGACAAGAAGAACCGCGCCACCAACTCAGCATGTGCGCGGCTGGTGCAGTATTGAGTCATGTCGAACTGCTCCAGGGGGTCGCCGCTGCTGTTGTTGTCGTTCCAGCGAACAACGATGTTCTGCTCTTCTGGCAGCTGGTTTTCAGACTCACGGCGGAACCGCATCATTGCCTGAAAATCCTTGCGCTCTTCGGCATTGACGTAGGTCAGCTCGAAGCTGTCTTCAAAAATGTTGCCTGCAGTGAAAAGCTGTTTGATGGTGACGGGCGCGGTGCTGATGTCGCCGCCAAATGTTGTAGGTAGTGCAGGGCTTAAGCCAAACCTGCCGTCGGTGATTGTGAAGTTGCACAGCATGAAGGGCGCCGTGTCTGCCACAAAGCCGCGAACGTTTGTAGCACCAGAAATGGCTCCATCGAAGAACAGATTGTTGGCCTTGAGGAAGCGGGCAGTTTTGACAAAGCTATCGGTGTCAATCAGAGGCGCGTTATCAATTGTCATGTTGAGGATGTCGCCCATACCTGCCACGCGGTCGGTCAGCAAGTAATACACCAAATCACAGAACAGGTTGCTGGGTTCGATCGTTGCGGACTCATCGGGATGGAAACGCTTAACCGGGACACCGTTTTTGAGCCACACGCGGATTTGATCCAGTGCAGTGAAATTGCGGGAAGCTTTCAACGACAAGCCCGTCAGCGTCATGTTGGTGTATTCAGGGACTTGATCGTTGCTGGTGATTTCGTTGACGTAGACGATCGCGTGTTCAGGGCTGCTGGAATTTGATTTCTCAACCAAGCTGCCGTACAGACTTAGGTCTGCGTATTGGCTTTGTCCTTCAAATGTTCTGCCCAGATAAGTGTATTCCTGGGTGATTGTTGTGCCTACAGCTTCAATAACAAAACGGGCCCCAACCGATGAGTCTGGTGTGCGGAAAGGGTTTGTACTGCCAACGGTCAACAGATAATCAACCGTGTCGCCAACTTGCCACTGGTCAGAAACATAATTCGTATCTGTTGAGACGGTGATTGTTGGTGCCGTCCATAACTTTGTTTGCCCGCTCCAGTGACCTTCAACGTTGTAGACACGGCTGGTCAGCAACAGACGGATGCTATCGGTTTGAGTCTCGACTATGGGATACGGGAAAGTTTGGACAGTTACTTCTCGTGTTTGGTTGGCGTCCAGCGTGAAGGTGCGGGTGCTATCAGTGTCGTAATTACGCGCCGGGCCAAACATCTCTTCGTACCAAGCCTGGCTTCGACCTTGGGTAACGTCTGTGGAGACAATCCCGGACACGCGATAGCGACGGCCAATTGTTGTAAGCGCGGGGCTGGAAATAGGCTGCCTAAATGGATTGGAGTTCTGGACAGAAAACGTGGTGAGAAACTCGCTGGATCCATCCCAATTGGTAGAACTCTCGATGACGTTTTCTTCGGTGATGCTCCAGGCAAACGACTGCCCAGAATAATGCGATGGGGATAGGGCAAGTTTTGTCAGCAGGTAGCGCACCTTGTACCAGCGGCCACCGGTAATGTTGTGCTGATATTCAACAGATACCTGCGTGCCCTCGTTGCCGGGATAGGAGTCAGCCGTGCCGATGCCGGTGGCTTGAGTCAATTCCCAGCCGTATGCACCAGAGCGACCTTCAACGTACTCAAAAACAGGGTCTGTGTACCAATCCGTGAAAAAGATTGCCGTTAAGCGTGTTTGAATGCCTTGCTCATCGGGCAAGAGCGAAAGTATGCCAACGCTGGTGGGGCGATTTTCAACGATGGTCCGGTCTTGGTAGGTCGGCAGGCTTCTAAATTCTGAGTTTTGTTGAATATCTAATTTCGTGACTTGGCTAGCTGCTGCGATGACCTTGAACGTTCCATACGCAGTGGTGTAGTTAGCCGAAAGCACTTGGCGCTCAGAAGCCGAATCGGTTGAGCCGCCGCTGTGCAAATGCCAGAAGATCGCATCATCTGGAGAGAAGAACCCAATATCAGCACCGTTCTTGGGAATAAATCGGAACTCATATTGGCGATTGTCAGGATGCACCAAGCGGATGAAATTGTACTGATCGACAGACTGATTGCCGATAACACAAAACTGCTCTCCAAGCGGCTGCCAATCAAACGGATTTCCAGAGGCGTCAACACCTGCAGGGCGCAAGTAAATGGTAAAAACTGAAGCGCGTTTGATGTATGCGTTGATTGTTCCGGTACTTACGCTAATGCGCTTTTCGTCAAGGTTGTTGAGTTGCGTGGGACTGGGAATTGATTGAAAATTACAAAGACCGTTTAGACGTTGGAATACGTTGCTGCGAATGCCAATTTCGGTTACCTCGCACGGACGAGTGTTTCTAACTACCGCCAAGGAAGCTTTGGTCAATGGGAAAAAAGCGGCGCCAGCGTTGTATTTTTCTGGTGTGTTGTTGTCGTTCACATAATCAGAACGCAGCATGTACTGAGACACAATGCCAATAGCTTCAGCACCAGCCGACGTGTGTTCAATGCACTTCAGCTGAATTGTTTGGTCTTCGTTGTCTTCTGGACGCCAGATGCCTTTACTACGGCTAATGACCTGCCAGGTACAGCGGGCAATCATGAAAAGTTCCCCAACCTGCAGAGCATCGTCTGCGGCAGTACGCATTTCGGTTACAGCATCATTGATGTCTTGGACGCTGACTTCCCGATCGGTTCCCTTGTAATACTCATCAGGAATGTTGTTACCTGCAATGGTGAAGGTTGCGATGTCACCGATATTGACTTCCCGAACTTCTAGGCCGACATCATCAGATACGCCAACACCGTTGACAGCGGTGATTCCCATGCGGCGGCTGTAGTTACGCCCCACGCCTTCCATACCAAGATGGCGAATCGTGCGGAAATTTCCGCCATCATCTATTGCATCGCGCCAGCCTTGATCGTTTTGACTACCAGCAATTTTGACTCGTTCGTAGGTTAGGTTTTCGCCCGGATCGTCACGAACATTAAGTTGATGCGGGATGGAGATAGCTTTCCAGTTGACACGGAAATGACTGCCATTTGCAATCGGGCTGTAACAACCAAATTCGGCATTGTTGCTCAGGCTGTGGGC